GTGTAGAGCGGAGCGGATCAGGGGCAGCTCACCCCTCTGAGTTCCCAAAAAATTAAAAAGCCCAAAACCACCCCAATCGTAAAATGGCAAAGAACCCTATTACCGTAAACCACCCAATTTACAATGTAAGTATAAACACGGCATCCGAATAACAAAAGGAAAGTGAGGACTTTACAAAACCCCAAAATCCAAAATCGGCGGATGCCTACCGGCATAGAAAGAGAGAAATATGGAACAGAACAAAGAAGCAGTAACACAGAATGAGCAGAGAGAGGCGGAAGTATGCAGAGAGAAGAAACAGACCGCATGGGACAAATGGAAAGAGGACACGCTGCGGAAGTTCAACCGGACTGCATGACAGAGGCATACACCGTAGGAATCTCTGAAACGCATATCAGAAACAATGCAACGGTATTCCGAGTATGGCAGATGATAGAGTGTGGAGAACTTACCAGAGAAGAGGGATTGTACCTCATGGTAAATACGCTTGCGGATGAAAACCATCGTCTGAATCAAATGTGTAATGACCTCATAATGAGGATGCCGTCACGTCTGCTCGTAGAAACGATAACAGGCGAAAAATAAAAATCGGCGGAGGCTTACGCCTCATAAGGAGAAAGACCATGAAAGATACTGAACAAATAGCAAGCGCAGTAGCATACGCAATGGAGAAATGTTGTGAATGTCCGCTCACGGAGATCTGCAATGAGAACTGTGAGAATATGTGGAAGAGGTTTCTTACATCCGGGAGGGTAAGGGGAGATCCATTCCGAAAGAAAATCACTGCAAAGAGAATCCTAAAATGGCTCAAAGGCATAGCGGCAGACGCATGGGAAAATTCAGTTGTACGGCGGACATTGATACTAACTCTCGTTGTACTTGTGATAGGCCTTATCTTCATGGAAGGGTATAACCTTGGCAAGATTGTGGGCGCAGAAACACAGACGGAGGAATATCTGGATGGACGGTTGGAACAGTGATTTTCAAAATTTCCCGAAAAATAAAAAGGGAACATGGGTTAGGGACGCAGATAAACCCATATCGCTTTTGGGCGGAATTGCGTCTGGCAGACCAACGGCATTACTGATATGTGACAGATGCCCTTGGTACGGAACGGGAGCGTGCGAAAGATGCGATCCGTATACGGGCGCAAGGATGGTATAGAAAATTCAAAGGAGGGATAATCAAAATGGTAAAAACGATAGTGGCGGTAGTAATCGCATTGGTACTGCTAAATACAGTGTGGTTCGTATTGAAAATTGCGGTGCTGATTTGGACTGAGGCAAGAAAGGAAAAGAAATGGCGCATGGGACCGGTCTATCAGTCTGAGGCAAGGGAGGCTTTCATCATGGAGTGTTCCCAGAAAGACATTAAGGGCAATCCATACGCAGAACGGCTCGATAAGTGCATCAAGAAAATGGATAGAGAAGAAAAGCGTCTCAAAAAGGCGCAGGAGAGATCCAAACAGAAACTTTCCAAAATGAGGGAGAGAGTATGAATTTCTTACCATTCAGACATTGCATAAGGGAACCGCATGGATCAGCAGTGAAATTTGAGATACTGGCAGCAGCACCGAATGAGTTTCAGGTACGTTACCCAGATTATGATTACATTAAAATGGGAGTCGGACCATCAGTGATGTATAACAGAGAACAATTACTGTGTTTCCTATTGGCGTATGACAAGACAGAGTGCCTTGAATTTATGGAAAAACTGTATCATCACATGGGATGGTCTACAGAAAAGCTGCATGAGAATCCGGCGTTTGCCGAAGTGATAAAGGAGAAAGAGACATGATAGCACGTTTCTTGCAGGATATTGTCGTGAACGACATTGAGAAGAATATGGAAATGGATATCGACAAAGGAGAAGAACTCTTTGCCATAGACAGAGGGAATTTCTACGAATTGCGTAAGCCGAATGGGTGGGGAACAATGGCGCCCAAGGAGTGCGAGGGCAAGTATTATGAAATCGTGAGGGATTGAGTATGATGTACGGAACCAAAAGCGGAACTTTATACATTGACGATATTCCACTGGGAGATATGAAACAGTTGGAAGAGATTTCTGCCCCGGACATAGATGCCGAATATGACGGATTATCTCTGGAAAAGAGCTGCGAGATTGATTTCAAGGTAACTATGAAGCAGTCTGCCATAAATAAGATATTCAGACCGTGTTTCGGCATAGAGCCGTACAGAAATCTTGATAAGTGTGGTAAGTGCAATCTGAAAAATGACTGCGTGAAAGCCAAGATAGAGAACAATTTCAACATGAAAACAAGGAGGATAACCACAAGTGGGAGAAATTAGTTTCAAAGAGAACGAACTGTATCAGGAAATTGAGCTGTTCGTGGACGGAGAGAAAATCGGAGAGGCAGAGGTTGAGATTAAAGGAAAAATGTTGTCGAGACTGAGCATCTTTCCGCCATATCAGGATAAGGGATATGGAACCCAGATTGTATCAATGCTCAATGAGAAGTACGGATGCAATGTACTGTGGGTCAATGCGGACAATGCAAGAGCGATACACACCTATGAGAAGAACGGCTATGCAATATCTAAGCCAACAATGTATCTGATGGAGCGGAATTAGAGGGAAAACCTTTAATTATAAAAGAAAATAGGAGGATAAACACATGGGCGAGAAAGAAAAACATCCTTGGAAACCACCGGAATTAGCACCACCGATGCCGGATTTTGACGATTTTTCAATCAGTGCGTGGCTGAAAACACCACCGATACTGCCGAAAGGATTATACCCGGACGAGAAAAACTATACGGCTGTTGCAGCACATGAGCAGGAACACAGAACACGAATGATCGGTGTGGAGCCACCACTGTTTACCACAAGATTGATGGGATACGAGCGGATGGAAGCACCGAAGTTCAGACCGAAGGATTTGGAAGTGGCAAGCATAACTGAGAAGATAGGCAAGACCATGGATAAAGTATATGATGCACAGATGGGGTTGCTCCAGGAACAGGTCTTTGCAAGCTGCGGTATTCCGGGAGAGGTAATGTTTGGAGACATTTTTAAGGATTTAGGATTAAAGGAGGACAATATGGATAGAAGTTTAGCTGATAAGAAATTTAAGAAAGTAACAATCGAGTGTGAAGATGGCAGCACTTACGCAGGAAAGGTTACTCATATTTGTGGCAGTCCTTACCGCTATAACAATCTGTGCGTTGAGGCAATGATCGAGGACAAACCTATTGCTGCATACGGAATTGAAAACGTAATATTCCAGAATCCGGCAACAATCGTATTTTGGTCTGACGGCACAAAGACGGTTGTAAACTGCATGGATAATGTGGAAATCAAGAAAAAGGTTGTTGATGGCAAGGAAATAACCATCCGTAAGCCTAAAAAGGCTGATACCTATTCCGAGGAAGCCGGTCTGGCTATGGCTATCGTGAAGAAATGGGCCGGCAACAACGGAAATTACAACAACATTTTCCGTGAGTTCATTCCTGAGATGGCACAGTCTGAGAAAGAGGCAAAGAAAGCTGCCAAGAAAGCTAAAAAGGCACAGAAATCGGAGGAATAACCAATGACGCTGAGGGAATTTGCCAAAGGATATGACGGAAACATTATGCTGAAAGCATTTGAGAATGAGAAATCAACAGCTCCGGCAGCAATTATGATGACTCAGATTACGGATTCTATCAAGGATGAGGTTCTTGACAAAGAAGTATACAGCTACACAATGGTTTGCACTTCACTGTTTGAACGGTATCTGAGAGTGAATTTTGAAGCTGTGCCGGAGATCCCAAACGAAACGGAGGAAACCACATGAGAACCTATTTTTTTGACACAGAGTTTACTGGTCTGCGTAAGGACACAACTCTTATCAGCATAGGAATTGTCTCAGACACAGGAGATAGGTTCTATGCAGAGTTGACGGACTATGATGAGGGTATGTGTGATGAATGGATTGAGAAGAATGTTCTCGATCATTTGGTTTTGAGTGGCAATGCGGAGTTAGAAGAAAGCCTGGCAGCCGACAATAAAACAACGACTGTAATCGGCAGTAAGGCAGATGTTTGTTGCGAACTTATGGAATGGCTTGAAATGGACGCTAATTTTGACAGTGATTATGCTGCGGTATTCGTTTCAGATGTCTCGCATTACGATATGGTGTTACTGATTGACTTATTGGCAGGAAACGCTATGAAGTTGCCTGAGTTTATTACACCGGCTTGTCACGACATCAATCAGGACATTGCAACGATGCTTGATATTTCAGAAAAGGCAGCTTTTGACATTTCGAGAGAGCAGTTACTTACGGACAGAGGAATTGCTTTGCCGAAAGGTCAGAAACACAATGCACTCTACGATGCGGAGGTTATCAAGGCAATCTATGATGATTTCTATGTGGGGGGGGTAATTAAGGAGGCCACGAATGGATAAGGGACAGATTTTATGCGATTACAGGACTGCGAAGAATCACAAAAAGCAGATCCCCATTCTGGCAGAACTTAATGCCTGCAGTAAAGAAGAAATCATTGATATTCTTACGGAGGGTGGCTACACACGGACATTCAATACCAACGGCGTTGATATATCCGTAAAACGGAAAGAGATTGAGAATAGATATGCCAATGGGGATGATGTAGCCACTCTTGCCATGGCGTATCACATCTCAAAGAAAGCAATCAGGACATTGCTCAATGTACCTGAGACGGAGGATGATAAACCTATGGAAAGTAAAGATACCCAAACGTGCAAAGAAACCATTAACAGACTGCATGAGGAATTGAATGAGGCAAACGATAAAATCCTCTCTCTGACAAAACAGTTGGACGGAGAGAGAAACGATAACACCGCCTTGAAAGAACAGATGGCGAGCATGGAGGCGAAGATAAAAGAACTGAAATCTCATGCGGCGGAAAGTGACAGTTTTTACAGCAGATACCAGGACCAGTGTATCAAAATCAATCAGCTCAATACAACCATTGATGTTCTGATTGACAAGATCAATCTGTTAAAGGCGGTGTACGCATGAAAGATAACGGAATTGAGGTAAGAGTAGCTGACTACTGTGCTTTCTGTGGAGACTTTGAGCCGGACGTTGAGAAAATAGATGCCTCTTGCGCAGCTGATAAAGTACCGAGAGTTCTGACAACGATCAGGTGCAAGGATGCCAAGAAATGTGCAGTTATCTATGAGAGGGCAAAGGAGGCATTGCGTGAAAAATCAGAGATGGTACAGAGTAACATTTGAGACTTTGGAAAGGAAACCCATCAGGAGAACCGTTGAGGTACTTAGCACGGACAGCGTTCATGCGTCTGCTCTGGTATATCAGCAGTTCGGTAGAAAGAAAATCAAGGTAAAATCTGCCAAGAAAGTAAAGGAGAGCGAATGATGGATAATTTGAACTTGAAACCGCAGTCCCCGGATGAAGTAAAAACCATGATGTGGACTGGGGAAAATCAGCGTGAAATGTTCGATCTGCTTACTTGCGGTAAGAAAATTGATGATTATATGACTGCCAGTGGAGAGAACTTTTTCATAGACCATAACACCGTAAAAGGTGGGTTGGTGCTCATTACCAACATAGGAAATCAGTGCGGATGCAAAATACCGGTAAAGATAGGGGATTATGTGTGCGGCCGCAGATATGGAGATAAATGGTGCTTTTCCGTTGCGGACGGTGCGGCTTTTGAGAACAATACTTGTGGAACTCTCAAAAAGAGAGATGAGAAACGAAAACCGATAGACATATTCAAAGACCAGGAGCAGTTAGAAGAGTGCCTGAGAGAGTGGCAGCACAGGTTATTCCTTGATGGGTGGCTGATATTGGCACACGTTGAGGATAAAATTATGAATCCTAATGGAGAAGAGGTAATTGACGCTGCCGGGTATAACACATTCGTATTTGAATCCAGTCAGGCGAACATCCAGTTACTCAGCGATGAATCTTACAAAGAGAACAATACATTGTTCAAACACTGCATGGAAAAGGATCTTGTGCATGAACTTTTACATTGCAAGTACGATTGGATGGGATGCCAGGGTGGAACCTATGAGGGCGTGTATCTGGATGCGACCGAACACCAGAAGCTAGAGGAAATGGCAAAGAGTCTTATCATGGCAAAATATGGTGTCAGTTATGATTACTTCATGTGAGGTGCAATATGACAACGGTGGTGGTCTATAAGACCGATACAAAAGAAGTTCTGGCAGCTATTCCGATGGACGGCGGAGATGCCGTCTGCCGGAATGATGTGGAATTTCAGATTTACAACGGAACAGAGCCAATATTCTCGGAAACTCCCAGAGGAATCGTATTGGCAGAAAACAAATTTATGATAAAGATGGAGGGCAACAACAATGAAAAATAAAGGAACATGGATTATTGTCGGCATTGTAGCCGCATTTGTATTACTGACTGCAGGAATTTTCGTAACAACGAACAACAGAGCCATTTCGTTAGAGGAACAGGTTCTTACGGCAGACTCCGATGTGCAGACGCAGGAGAAACGTAGAGCCGATCTCATCTACAATCTGGCAGACTGCGTAAAAGAATATGATAAGCATGAGGCAGATACGCTTTTGGCAGTTGTTGACGCAAGGAACAATGGCGGTGTGGATATTGAGAATGTCACAACTTCCATTGCTGCGGTTGCGGAGCAGTACCCGGAACTGAAATCGAATGAAAATTATAAAGAGCTTATGAATGAATTGGCTACGACTGAAAATCTGATTGCACAGTACAGACAGTCCTATAACAATGAAGTCCGGGCATACAAGAAATATGTGCGTAAGTTCCCTCATAAGCAGATCTTAGGAATGATGGGATATGAGGTTATCAATTATTCATATCTGGAATACAGCACAGAGGACAGGCAGCCGGTAAGCAATCTGTTTGGAGAATAAGCCTATGAGAAAATGGAGTACGATAATCTACTCCGGCAGTGGTTGGGATTTGACGGTGCGAGAACTCATGTTTAGCATCGTCATTATCCTTGTCATGCTCACGGGTGGATTTTTCATCAGTGAAAAGATTTCTTCCTCATGCGACAACAAAAATGAGGAATATTATCAGGCAATTAAGATCGATAATGACGCAGAACAGTTCCAGTATGGAATGAGAACCAATGTAGGCAATGCGTTTGTAAAAGGAACTCTGTCGGTTGTAGATCCGGTTACTGACTCTGATATTGATGGCGAATATGCCTACATAGAAGTCAGAGAGGAACATTACAACCAACACACCAGACAGGTAGCCCATACGACAACGATAAATGGAAAATCCCACACATATTACACAACGGAAACTTACTATTCGTGGGATTATTACGACAGTTGGGAAAAACATAGCGAAAAGGTATCATTTCTTGGCGTTGAATTTCCATACGGCACAATATCCATGCCGGGAGACTATCATATAGACACACAGAAGAAATCAAGCCGTGTGCGATATAAGTATTATGTCATAGACACTGCCTACGATGGTGTCATTTATACAGAACTGAAAGATAACACGATAAGCAATGGCAGCACGTTCATTCAGACTGATACGTTAGATAGTGCTGTGGATTACATGGTAAGCAGCAGTACGGCGATGATAGTCGGATTCTGGATGCTATGGATTGTCTTTATAGGGGCGGCGGTATACGGATTCTGCTATTTGGATAACAGATGGTTGGAGGATGAGTAATGTTTATAGTAAATCAGGATAGAAATACGACAATCAACATGGGAAATGTGAAAGAAATCTCATTGCATGGGAAACAAATCTTTGCAGACGATACCGTAATTGGTAAGTACGGAACGGAAGAAAGAACAGATCAGGTCTACAATGAAATGCTGCAAACCCTATTTTCCCCATACATGATGTTGAAAGATGCAGAGTTGCCGCCGGACGCAATGAAAAACTTTGCAAACGGAAATGTGATTCTGCTGAAAAGTGCGGACAGAGAGCCTGACGTGAAGTTTTATGACAATGGATTATATTATATGCCGGAGGAATAGAGATGAAAGATTTGATTTTTGCACTTATATGGTTTGTGGTACTGGGAATTTATATCTTTGTGAGTTGGAAAGATGCAAAGTCCAACAACGATGTGAAAAAGGAAATCACACAGATGAATGAACTGCTCTTAGAACAGAACACACAGCTCAGAAAGCAGAACGATCATCTGAATATGGTTATCTTGAGTGTTTGCAGTAAGAGTGTAAGAGATAGACAACAGAAGAAAGATGGTAAAACCAATGATGAGACAGAGAAAGAGAAACAATAAGCCACATTGGCGGAAAAGACCACAGAGAAAGTTACAAGATCAATCAATGCCAATGCCGGAACCGTCCGTTGAATTTCAAAACACCTACACTTTCAGACCGATAGAGACGTACCAGGTATGCAAACACCTTGATATATTCCAAGCAGGTCGAGAGGATATAGCAGGTTTTGTCCATAGGAAAATGGCACAAGAAATGGGTATGAAACTTGCACAAGACGGAATACTCGTATTCGACACAGAACCAGATTCTAAAAACTGCGGAATCGTTGTCAGGGCAAGAGTTGATGTAATAAGACCGAAGTAAAAATACAGAGCCGTGTAGAGCCGTGAGAAAGGATGAATTTTCATGGCTCAACACGAACTATCGAATAAAGAGATTATCGTAAGGCTTCTGAAAAGCGATCTGAGTGACTATGACAATCTTCTGTCCTTACTCGGAATGGCAAATGAGGTTATCCGGGAAGATAAAGAACTTTCGCGGAAATTAGCGAATAAGGTCAGATTCCTTGCACTGAGACTGTGTGCGACAGGAGATATTAAATATTACAATTTGTACAATAAGGCTCTTTTGTTCTTGGCACAGGAACATAAGGATTTTGACTCTTATCTGCTTTATGTGGAAAAGAACAGAGATCCAGAGGACAGATACTATCAGCCACGAAGAAATAAGATTTATTGGCTTGTACAGAAGATGCAGAGGCTTATTGATGATGAGTTGGATATTCTATCAATATCAATGCCTCCTGGCACCGGCAAGACCACACTGGGAGAGTTTTTCATATCGTTTGTAATGGGGCATTACCCAAACACACCAAACCTTATGTCCTCCCATTCTGGATTCATGACGAGAATGTTCTACGATGCCGTTCTCAACATAATTACCAGTAATGAATATTGTTGGAGCGATGTGTTCCCGGATATTGTATTTGAGGGAAACAACGCAAAAGAAGAGACAATAAACCTTGGAAGATGGCAGCCGTTTAAGACACTGACCTGCAGACCAATCAGAGGTTCCCTTACCGGTGTTACCCGTTGTGAGGGATTTCTGTATGTGGATGATTTGGTTTCCGGTATCGAAGAGGCTCTGTCTATTGATCGTCTGGATAAGTTGTACGGAGAGTACACCACAGACCTTAAATCTCGTAAAAAGAAGAAAGCAAAAGAGATCCACATTGCAACCCGATGGAGTGTGCATGATGTTATTGGCCGGCTTGAAAGAATGTATGAGGGCAATCCGAGGGCAGAGTTCATTGCTGTTCCAGATATTGATCCTCAGACCGGAAAAAGCAACTTTGATTACGATTACGATGTTGGATTTGATGAGAAATACTTCCACGATATGGAAATGTCGATGGATGATGTTTCATATCGCTGCCTGTATAAGAGCGATCCGATTGAGAGAGAGGGTATTCTGTATCATCCAACAGAATTACAGAGATATATCGGAGGACTGCCGGACAGAGAACCGGATTCTATATTGGCAATCTGCGATACCAAGGACACCGGTACAGACTACAACTTCCTCGGAGTTTTCTATCAGTATGGAGACAGATACTATCTGGAAGATCTGGTATTCAAGAACATCGACCCTGGGACCTTGGACGAACTCAACTCAGATATGCTTGTTAAGCATCATGTACAGCAGGCACAGTTCGAGAGCAACAAAGAGGGTAGCAGAACCGCAAATGAAGTTGAGAGACTTGTCAAAGCAAAAGGCGGCAGATGCCATATCACGAAGAAATACACTACTCAGAACAAAGAGACCAAGATCATCGTCAATTCTTCATGGGTTAAGGAACACGTCATATTCAAGGATATTACAGAATATGAGCCTAAGAGTGATTACGGTGTGATGATGTCATTCCTTTGCAGTTATACACAGCTCGGAAAGAATAAACATGATGATGCGCCGGACACTCTGGCAATGTTCGCCCAGTTTGTAGATGCTCTTCTTGGCGGAGAGGGACAGGTAGTAAAGAGAAGTGACTTAGGAATATAGAAAGGGATAGCATGGGACAATATAGTTTCGCCACCAACTTAAAAAAAGAAAGAACGAATAGGGGAATTACACAACACGAACTTGCAACGGGCGTTCATGTGGCGCAGAATACCGTGAGCGATTGGGAACAATGCAAAAGTTATCCGTCAATCGACAAGATATACGATATAGCAAATTTTCTCAAAATCCCTGTAAGCAAGTTGATTTCTGATGTTCAGAAAAATGGCTGTAAAGCCGACTGCACACAGAAAAACAAATTTTTTTGAAAATTTTGTTTATTCCACTTGACAAAGAATGTTTAGTACGCTATACTACGACCATACCAAGTGACACGGATATAAGTTAAGCGGAGTGAACACAAGGTATTTGGCATTAAAGTTTCTCCTAACCATTACGGCACAGCAACAGTGCCGTAATATGGGAAGTAAGCTAACTCGGTAGAAGCGATGGACTGAAAATCCATAGGAGTTGGTTCGACACCAACACTTCCCACTCAGGATTACTGTTCCCCGACAGCAATCCTACATCGGAGGGTTCCCACTTATGATAATCCTCCGAAACCTCACATAGAATCTCCCCAGTGTGAGGTATGGACCATTAGCTCAGTTGGTTAGAGCATCCGGCTCATAACCGGACGGTCTGGGGTTCGAGTCCCTGATGGTCCACGCATGGCAATCCGGCACGAAACTATAAATATAGCCATGGCAGTGAAGCTACGCCAAGATACACCGGAGGAAGTAAGGCGGCTGAGTGCGGCGGTGCAGTGCAGAAACGGTATGACTACCGCATGACCGTGACGGCTACCAGAGGTAGCAGACAAGAGAGGATGCAAAAAGATGTATATTCCTGAATTTTGGTGCGGTGTTGCCGCAACGATAATCACAGAAGTAATAATTGCAATCGCATATTCCATATATGCAGACCACAAGAAAGGAGGCAAGAAGTAATGAACAAAGCTGAATTAGTACAGGCTATGGCTGATGAAGCCGGACTTTCTAAGAGTGATGCTGAAAAGGCGCTCAACGCATTTGTGGAAGTTGTCGGCGGAGAACTTGGCAAAGGTGGAAAAGTGCAGTTGGTCGGTTTCGGAACATTTGAAGTGACTGAGCGTGCTGCCAGAGTTGGCAAGAATCCACAGAACGGTAAAGAGATTTCCATTCCGGCTTGCAAAGCACCTAAGTTCAAAGCTGGTAAAGCACTGAAAGATGAAGTGAATCGCTAAATGATCGGAGCGAACTTGGTGTAGTGTGGTGGTTCGATTCCACCTGTGGGTGTAGCTCTAGCGATTAAGATTCCCACCGCTTCTTTCCTAATGTTCTTGGCGATACAAAGAAAATTCGGGGCGAACGGCAACGATTGGTGGTGTTGCGGCGGACTGTAAATCCGTTCCCTCGTGGTAAACATTGGAGGTTCAATTCCTCTTTCGCCCATTTCGGTGTAATGAGCCGAGAAAGTAATCTTGCAAGAAAAAATCAATATCAGGAACCCATTTACGCTTGTGCGGTTAATTGCCTTTCGGTAAAAAGGAACGCTCCTCTGTTCGATTAGTCAAGCGGTCAAGATACCACCTTTTCACGGTGGGGACGGGAGTTCGATTCTCCCATCGAACATTTCAACTGAGAATAACGCTGACTGTTTATAGTTGGTTTAGTGTTCCGGCTGAAAAGTATTGGCGAAAGCCGTGGTAAGCAATCATTAAATAGGGAGATTGCAATGCTCACTGAGAGGCTTATGTGAGTAGTCTGGGAAAGCCGACAGGACTTAAAATTGGAGAGCTTGCGTAAGTCACGCTAAAGACCACTGTTGCAACGGTGCCTACGATAGCATAACTGGAAATGCCACGGACACCATGCCGGGGAAAGTGGGGTTCAACTCCCCACCGTAGGACGAGCGGATTTCTTAACTGATTTTCTTAGTCCGGCTTTAACAGGAAAGAAAATTGGCGGTGGCGAGGTTCCGGTGATCACCAAGTGCTTTTTCATTACCAAGAGTTTTTAAGAAAAACTCCGGTGCGGAAAATTTACTGCTTAGAGTGCACGAGCGTTACAGCGATTTAAGCGGCGGTGGAAACTTCCGAGAAAGACCTGATTATAGATGTGCGTGAGCCGTAACCAATCGAGCCGTCATGCTTAGTCAGGCGCAGAGGAATGTAGTAGAGGCGGAGAACTGCGATAACAACGTACATCCGAGGTAAGGCGATAAAGAGTTGGACTCGCCAGAGGTTCTTTGAGTATGTAGTCGGTGGATTATGAGAACCATGTGGAGGGGTGTAAGGTCCGAGAACCACATTAAAAAATGAAATACCTTTGTTGGCAACTGTCTTACACGTTGCATCGGTTCGGTAGTGGCAACCATCCAAGCTGCCGCCGGACTGCATTGGGGTATAGCTCAGATGGATAGAGCACAACACTACGGATGTTGGTTAGCGCAGGTTCGAGTCCTGTTACTCCAATAATGGCTTGTAGCTCAGTGGTAGAGCGTCTGACTGTTAATCAGAATGTCGTGGGTTCGATCCCCACCTTGCCAGTTGGAGACACTTGACTTACTCTTTCAAAGCACTCCATAAAAAGGTTACGAAAGGGCGTTTACGACCGGCGGATAGAGGAGCTCCGACTTGTACGTTACCAAGGGAAAACTACTCTGCCGTGTGTCCGGTTGGTCGAGGGTGCGGTCTTGAAAACCGTCTGGATGTAAAAGTCTCTGGGGTTCAAATCCCTAACACGGCGTTTATATGGCTCTATGGTATAAAGGTTATTACGCCCGACTGTCTATCGGAAAATTTGGGTTCGATTCCCAATAGAGTCGTTATGGTGCATTGCCGTAATGGTAGCGGAGTGGCTTGCTAAGCCATCCGGCAGAAATGCCGTATAGGTTCGATTCCTATATGCACCGCTATGAGGCCGTATTCCACCGGTGGAGGAGGTCTCAGAATTTGGAGTTGCCGGAATAGGTAGACGGATAATCATAGTAAAGGAATGGGGTAGGCGAAAGGTAGGCGCGAGGACAAGCCACAGAAACAGCCGTAATCCTACCGCCCCAATAAACTACTGAAAATCATAACTATTGTACCGAGTACCAACAGCGAAAGGTGTGGCTAACAGTAGCATAGTTCCATAGTGGGTGCAAATCCCATTACTCCAAAGCCGTCCTGACTTCGGACGCTAAACCAGTTGGGGTTAGAGAGATTACCCGAAAGATAGTTCCTATTGGCATACCCGGTGGTTAGGGTGTATCACAGCAAACCATAGTGAGTGTACGGAAATATTTAATCAAGTCCACCGTTCAGGATGTCGGCTGTGTGACGGTTAAGAGTGATTATGCGAGAAATACGACATAGCAGAAAACTCGGAGGTTCTTGTGGGGCGAAGAACCATTATGGCGGAGTGGAGCAGTGGTAGCTTGCCGGGTTCATGCCCCGGAGGTCACAGGTTCAAATCCTGTCTCCGCAATCTTGCGTGGTAGTTCAACGGAGAGAACATTATGAGCGGTTGTCATGCTTCATGTGACACGGACAGCAATAATTCTTTTTTCGATGGTAACGAAGAGATGATGGTTCGATTCCATCCCACGCAACTCATACGGTGTCTCAAAGCAAAAGTAACCAGAGACTTAATGATTCGCGGCTAGGTGTGAAAGCCGAGGACACGGAATGTTAATTTGCCCTAAGCGAAGAGATTGTGAGATGAAACACACAAATAATCAGAACGCCGTATAAAACAGAATATGGAGAGGTGGCGGAACTGGTAGACGCAATTTACATTGTGAAAACGTATCATTTCTGTGATACAAACAGCAAACAACACACTAGGGAATAAATGTAGTGTAGGTTCAAATCCTACCCTCTCCAATCAAGGCGATGGCGCAAATGTCCTTATAAATCAAGAAGATGCGCCAATTACATGAGTGAGGTAGCTCAGTTGGTAGAGCACGAAAGAAAAATGGATCATGTTTGTGATCCAAACAGCAATCTTTCATTCCATGCTAAGGACGTTGTCGGCGGTTCGAGTCCGTCCCTCACTCTATATGGCGATGTGGTGCAAAGGGAACACAGCAGCTCTGTTAAGAAGAATGTCATGTTAGTGGCATAACCAGCAAACTCCTTTCAATAACAATCCCAAGCTGCGGATAGGGGTTCGATTCCTCTCATCGTCTCTGCCCCGATTGCCGGTTATGGTAAACCGGATGGAACATGGTTGACAGGAGTGTTCCTTACAGCAATCGAGCATACGGGTTCAAGTCCTGTCGGGGCAATTAAGTGACGCTTACAGCAATCTTTCAAAACAGAAAATTCCATTGACAATATTTTCCCGTTTGAAACAGCGTCATGTAAAGAAATGAGGTTGCCTATGAACCGAAAAGAAGATTATAGGGATATGGAAAAGTATCATAAGGCGTGTCAGAGACAGCATAGGCGATATTACAGCAAAACGTCATTTCTATATCCGTCTCATCCGTGGACTGCGGAGGAAGATGCACTGGTAATCAAACATGAGATTACCGATTCTAAACTGTCTGAGAAGATTGGTCGTTCTGTCGGAGCGATACATAATAGGCGGTATGAACTTAAAAAGTTAGCCAGATAGGCATAAAACTTTACATGGGACACTTACAGCAACCCTTTTGGATATGACTGTTAATCATAAACCCCAATAGTGTCCTGACAATGAAACGGTAAACAATTTTATAGGGACTCCTACAGCAATCACAATGGTTAAAGCAAATGTCTAAAAAACAATGTGAAACGGTTCAATTCCGTAAATGAGAGTCCTGGAAAGGTAGGAAAACATGAGCTTTGCAGATGCAATGAGAGAAGAGGGTAGATTTACCCGGACTGAAAACGGTGCAGTGGCACTGAATACTTCTGGCGATGCCAGATTAGATCTGTTTGGTACAATCGGATCGCTGAGAGAGGCTGATGAGAACAGAATTACCACTCTGTTTGCGGAGGCATACGCACAGGACAAACTCTTTGCTACAAAGATTGCGTTCTATGCAAGAGACATTCGTGGCGGTCTTGGAGAGAGAAAGACTTTCAAAACCATTATCCGTTATATGGCAGAGAAACACCCAGAAGCACTCAGACCGAACCTTGATTTGGTTGGCGTGTTCGGGAGATATGATGATCTGTATGAGCTTATCGGTACTCCATTGGAGGACGATATGTGGGCGGCAATGAAGAAACAGTTTGAGGAAGATTTACAGAACCTCAATGCCGGAAATGCAATTTCTTTACTTGCAAAATGGATTAAGACCGCAGATGCAAGCAGCTCTGCCACAAGAAAACTCGGAATCCTTACGGCGCAGAAATTAGGCTATCCGGTCTACAATTTCAAGAGAATCGTCCGTAGTATGAGAAAACAGATCGGTGTCGTTGAAAGTCTTATGTCAGCCGGAAGATGGGATGAAATCAAATACCCGGAAGTTCCGAGCCGTGCAATGATGATTTACCGCAAGGCATTTATGAAACATGATGCTGAGAGATTTGGAGAGTTTATCAGCAAAGCAGAAAAGGGAGAGGTAAAGATCAATGCCTCAACACTATTCCCTTACGATATTGTTGAGAAGATCCTTTACGGCAGAGAGAGCAACAAGGTACTTGAAGCCCAGTGGAAAGCCTTGCCGGATTATGTGGAGAAAGGAACAAACGCTTTAGTTATGGCGGATGTGTCCGGTTCCATGAGAGGCAGACCTATGGCAACATCAATCGGTCTTGCAATCTATTTTGCAGAGAGAAATGTGGGTGCATACCACAATCTGTTTATGACATTCTCTGACAGACCAGAGACGGTTATTCTGAGGGGAGAAACCCTTGAACAGAAGATCCGCAACGTAAGCAGAGCAAATTGGGATAATAACACAGACCTTAAAGCTGCTTTTGAGAGGGTTCTTGAAATTGCGGAAAAACACAATACTCCGCAGGAGGAAATGCCGAAAGCAATCGTTGTCATATCAGACATGGAAATTGACTGTTGTGGAAACCGTGAGTGGTCTTTCTATGACAAGATGGCAAATAAGTTCCGCAAGACCGGTTATGTAATTCCTAACATTATCTTCTGGAATGTGAACAGCAGACACGATGTATTCCATGCAGATCACAACCGTAAAGGCGTGCAGCTTGCAAGCGGACAGTCCGTGACGGTATTCAAACAGATCCTGCAGAACCTTGGCTACAATCCGGTTGAGGCTATGGAGAATACAATCAATTCTGAGAGATATGATTGCATCACAGTCGAATAGAGTAAATACTGACCGGGGCAAATAGCTCCGGTCAAATAAAATATAAAAGGAGATAACCACCAATGAAAACACCCTACAATGAAATTGTGAACATCGCAAGTATTGGTTCACAGACAAATCCGATTTCTCTAAATGAGATTTTGAGAAAGGCAAACGATGAGCAGCTTACACCGGCAGCACAAAACAAAGAGAGAGTATTGTTTCTCGGAATTGATGTGCAGCAGGACTTCATGGATAATGGAGCACTCGGAGTTCCCGGAGCACACGGCGATGTGGAGAGAATGACACAGTTTATCTATAACAACATGGATAAAATTACAAACATTGCGGTATCTATTGATACCCACACACCACATCAGATTTTCCATCCGTGCTGGTGGATTGATGAAAATGGCAACAATCCGGCTCCTTACACACCGATTACGCTGGCAGACCTTGATTCTGGAAAGTACAGAGCTGTTATCTACCCTCGCCAGAGCCG